TTAATTTTTATACCAATTTATTATTCCTTTACTTTTAGTAATTCCCAGCTTACTATTTAACTGCCTTTGTTCTTTAGTGTTTAAATATGTTTTAGAAACTGGCTGTTGCCAATCAACATTATAATATAAAACCCTATCATGCTCAATTAAATTATTGCTAAACTTAACTGCTAAATCATTTAATGTATTATCAATAACATAATCATTTACTGGCTGCCATGCCAAACATAATTCATCAGTCATATCATTCATAGCTAATTTAAAAGCATCTTTTAATTTTAAGTTCTTACAATTCATATATCTAACATTAAGATTAACATTATTGAATAAACAACTACATGAATAGCAATAAGCCATTTCCAGTTGTTCGGATCTTGTTTTAAGAATTTTTTATACATATCTAAGTTTTTGTAAGGGGGTTTTTACACCCCCATTGTTAATTATATTTTTGTTAAATCTATTGGGTTCTTATATACTCTGCTACTGACTTCATAACCTGCGTTCCAAAGTTCCTCACCAGATCCAATACCAACAACTGTATAATATTCTTTGTTTTCTGCTACTATCTTATCAGTATAGGTTGAATTACCTTTTTTGTAAGTTATAGTTTTGTCATTCCAAATAATTGCTTTCATAATAATAATTTTTATTGTTTTGTTTTTAATTATACACCAAAGATAAAAGAATTTTTTTAATTACAAAATATTTTTTGCATTTATTTTATATTTATTTGAGTTTACCCCATAAAAAAAGGGGTAATAAATACCCCTTTAATTATAATAAAGAATATTATTATGGAGTTTCTAAAGCTGCTTTTGCAGTTGAGAATGATCCATTTACGAAAGCATTTGGCAAGTAGTTTGTTAGAGCAATTCTCTCGCTTACTCTTACAGTTACAAAACCATCTCTCACGTTTGTACCATCTTCTCTAAAGAATTCAACATTTACGTTGTCTCTTATCCAAAGTTGTGTACCAACATTAAAGTTACCACATAAGAACGATCCAGCAGATAGTGCATTGTTAATTATAACTGGCACACCCATAAAGTTAGGTTGTAATCCAGAATACACTTGATCTTTTAAATAGTTGTTTTGGCTATCTTTTAATAATAAGATTTTATGAAAATCTGTTGGGTTTAACATTATGTAACTAGCTTGGTAGTTAGATAGTGCTAATTGATTTAAAGATGCAACTAAAACATCAAATTCATTTGCTGATTCAACTGATTGGTAAAAAGCACCACCAGATGAAACATCAAAGTCAGCAGCATCAGTTATAATACCACTTAAATTTGGAGCAGTTCCATTACCAGATAAAATTTGAGCATCCTCAACATTTAATAATTTTTCTGGAGCTCTAGCTGAAATATAGCTAGTAAGCTGTGGTGTATCTGCTAACATTTCCTCAGAAATTCTAAAGTATGTACCAATTTTTCTAACATTGCTGTCAGATGCAGTCATATCAAAATCAGATTGAGCTAATGTTGCTCCCTCTGCTGCTGTTGCAGCACCATTTGAATATCCAGATTCTTTTACAAATCTAATCACATCAGAGCTAGTTGATCCTTGTGGGATTAATTGTCTAACATGAACTGGTCGTGTTGGATCATATTTATATCCAGCAACTCTATCAGCTGGTATAACTTCACCAGTAAAGTCAGCAGCAACAGTCATGTCCGCTTTTACTGTAAATTGTGCAGATCTTGAATTTCCTTTTACAAGGTTTTCAATAGCACCATCATTAATTGACTTCATTAAGCCACCTTTGAAAGTTAGATTTTCATTAGATTTTGCTTCAAAATGTTTTTTGTTAGCAACTTCCATTTGATCTAATCTCTCATTAAATTTGTTAGCAAGGTTTGAAATTTCGCCTTTCAGCATTTCATCTGCCTTACCATTAGCACTTTCTAGTGCTTGTCCATGAGCTTTTTCCAATTTAGCATCTATAAGATCGCCAATCTGGTCAAGCTGTTTTTTTACGTTTTCTTCCATTTTAGTAAAGATTATTTTAAATTATTTAACAAGTATTTATAAATATCAACCTCTTGCTTAACTTCGACTGGCTCAGTAGTTTCAACAACTGGCTGAGTAGCATTAATGAAATATGTTTTAAGTTTGATTATTTCGGATTCTAAAGCATATCCCATATCATCTGAGATATTGCCCTTTCTAAGTAGTTTACAAATATTATCATATCTTTTGTAAACGTGATCAATATTAGACATTCCTTTAACATCTAATATCTTAGCTTGATCATTTGCTGCTAAAGTAACAGCACTAATTTCATATAGTTTAACTTCTTTTATTTCTCTGTAATCGCCTTTTTGTTCTTTTACTATTGGCATAATTCCAACAGAGTTTTCAGTAATTACTCCAGCTTTCATTAGTTCAATTACATCAGTTCCTAGTTGTGTTTTAGGAACTTTGGCCACAAATACTAAACCTTTCTCATCTTCATAAAGCTCATCCATTTTACCTATTGGTTGCATCATATCGTGTTGATATAAATACTTAACCCTAGAGCCATTTTCTTGAATTGTTTTTTGATATGCTCCTTTTCTTATAATATCTTGGTCGCTGTCTTTATTATCAAAGTATGAGCCATAACCTTTTACTATGCCATTCTTTTCATCAAAATCAGCAATTATATCACCTAGTGGAGCCGCCTTATAAATAAATTCCATATATGTATTTTTTGTAAAATTACTAAATTAATTTTTAATCCTTTGTTAGCTCATTGATTGCTAAGCCAACTCCTATGTTAAATAACAACCCACTTGATGAGTTAGGTTGGTTAGTTTGATCTGGATAATAAATAGCTGAGCATCTACAATTAACAACATTCAAAGCAGATCCCTCACCTGGTCGCATAATAGCTTCACCACCAACTATAAAAGAATCTTGATTTTTTACCTTTTGCCCATTAGCTTGTGCATGCCAATCTCTCTCTCTGCCATCTAATGATGTGGACCATTCTTTAATTAAGTTTTCACCAGGAAAAACAGTTAAGGCACTTTGCTCAACTCCATAATTTGCAGCTCTAGTAGTTTCAGTTCTAACTAATCTTTGAGCTTGATACCTTGAATATCTTTTAAATTGTTTTTTTAGTATTCTAGCTTTTGCATCATAACCTAACCCCATAAACTCTGGATCAGAAAACAATCTTTGTGTTATTTTAATTAATGTCTTTTTAGCTGTGCCACTTACTAGAACCACATTAGTGGCCGCTACTTGTTTAGCATATAAACCGAATGATGATTGCCATTGAGTTACATAATCTTTACTTGATACACCTTTTTTAATTAGTTTGTCAAAAGTTCTTGCATACCATTTAGCAAAATGCATTGATGTATCTTGATACAACTCATTGTATAGGTTATTAAAAAAATCTACTGTAAATAAATATTGATAATTAGTACTGCCAGAGTTTAAAAGATTATCAACTCCTTTATTGTATTCTTTTTGGTAATATCTTGTAAATCTTGAGATATTACGTTTTTCAGTAATTCGCCTTTGGTTTTCAAAAGCATCTCGCCATTTATTACTCATCTAATTGATTTAATTTTTTTTCTGCATAGGTTAACATACTTTGACCACCCCATCCAAGAAAAGCAACATAACCCTTATCTCGCCAAGGTGTATCCCTATAATCTGGATTTATTTTGTTATAGCCACCGCCTTTGGTCCTAGATAAAAAACTAAATGTTCTTTTTAATGTTTTTAATGATAATTTTTCCCTAGCTATTAATTGATTCATTCTAGCTAAACCAATACTAGTCATGCCATCGACTTCATTACGACCATGCTCATCAATCCAATTCTTTACTCTTTTAGCATTGTTTGTGGCACTTTGAGGATAATCACCATAAGTGTCTTTAGTTTCAATGCTTTCTTTTACCTCAATATTACTTATTGGATTTTTTTTTTCCTCAGTTTCTTGTAAAGCTATTGGTTGCGGATCTTCAATGTCAATATCATTGCCAGATGCTGGAATTAAATTAGCTGGTATATAATACTCATTTAATATTTCATTTTCCTCATCAGTTCCAAAACTCATTGCAGATCTCTTTTCATTTGGAGTTAGCCACCATGCCTTAGCCATTTGATCAACAACCTTTTCAGTTTCCTCTTGTAATTCTGGTATTGCACTATAATCAAATTCAATGCAAAGTTTATCACCATACTTAGGTGCTAACCATCTATTAAGCTCATCAGCAATTTTATTAAGCTCTGGAATAACACAATTTTGATATAATGCTTTTTTAGCTTCTTTTACGTTATTAAATGTGCTTGATTCTGTGTTGTTAAGTAGGGTAACTGGCACATTATAGATATTACATAAATCTTTTATTGATGCATTGTATTGTTCAATCAAACTAAGATCACTAGCATTTAATCCAAAGTTAACCCAAGATAATTTCTTTGGAGTTATAATAACATCACCAGCATTATCAGAACCTTGAAAGTTTTTTCTAAATTTATCTTTTAATTGTTGAGCTTGCATCTCATTTAAATCACCCTCATCACTCATTAAAACACCTCTAGCAGTTTGGTTTTGCAAATACTTAACTCCAGTTTGTACCGCCTCATTATTTGTAGTCATTGATCGTAAACCAGCTCTAAGTGGTGATTGCCCATATAAGTGTGAGCCACTACCATCAAAGTATGGGTTAAAATCTTTTATATGGCAAATTTGATCAGCTGGAATTTTATATTGGCCATTGTATTCAATTTGATATTCTTTAACTGGTTGCATAATACCACCAGATACAATTTCAATTAATTGGCTAGGCATAACATATAACTCTTTGTATTTACCAGCACCATTGCCAGTTTCTGGAGCAATACCATAAATGTATCTGTTGCCAGTTAATTTACCAAATGCAATTAGCTCAGTAATCCATGATGCATAGGATTGAGCTGGGTTTGGTCGTTCTAATAATTTATGTAAATCAGTATCGTATAATTCAACTAATGCTTTCTTTTTTAAATAATCAGCTTTGTGCATAACACTAGAATCTAGTGTGCCACTATTCATTGCCTTATATCTTTTATAGTCATTATCATTTACCTTTTCATAAACTTGAAATGGTATTGATGATGCTGCTTTTGCTATAATATTTACTA